TTTGCCTGTTTTTTTGGCCCTGGTGCGCGCACCTCGGTTACAGCGCGGCCCTGGTCATGCGCCTGGCCATAACAGGTCATGATCGTTAAGAAGCCTGGCGAGGCTTGGAAACCGGCTTTTTCCAGGTAGGCGCGTGCGTCGGCAATCTCGGCCAGGCTTTTGCCCATGTTGGTCAGCGGAAACAAGATTCGCTCCGGGTCTATGCCGTGTTCCTGTACCAGTAGCATGGCCAGCGTTACGGATGGCTCCAAATCGTCCAGGCTGTTGCCCGACGGAATGAGGATCAAGTCTGCGGCCTGGGCCAATACGGCGGTTTCATCTGAGGCAAACCCCTTGCCGTCCAAAATGACCATGTCGTAATCGTCGCGCGCGGCCAGGGCTCTTGCCGCAACAGGATGCAGCTGCAAATCAATGGCGGGCTCTATGCCGCGCGCTTGCCGGCGAAGCGCCCAGCGCCCGGCCGTCGCCTGGTTCGCATCGAGGTCGGCAAGAAGGGTTTTCCAGCCGCCTTTGGTGTATGCAACGCTTAGGGCGCGGGCCAGACTAGACTTCCGAGTACCCCCTTTTTGCGCCAGGATTGCAACGGTTATTGTCATGATGCCCACCGAATCTATTTATGTAGAAAAGTAGTTTTATAGTGCCTGGGCTGAGTCTAGTCCGGGGTGGTTAGGCGCGCAATATATTTATATAAATGTATAAATGTATTTTTGTCAGTTTCGTTGGGTTATGGCGGGGTGGCGGTGGCGGGGGGGCGGGATTCCGGACGGGCGGCGCCTAACTGGCGTGGTGGCGAAGGCGTGTTACATAGTCATTAAAGTTCGGATCCTGTACTGCTGGGCCGTTGCTGCCCCCGGCCATGGTGTCGTATTGCAGGGCTTTGCCGTCGCCGTTGATATGCGGAAGGGCCATTTTCTTGAAGTACACAACGCTCGTTGTGCCGATCACGGCAGCCAGGACAAACAAGGCGGCCAGTGCCCTGGAGTGGATAACCCCGAGGGTGAAAGCCAGGGCCAGCATGTGTTTTTTTGACCGAGCGCCCAGCTTTCCCCTTATGCTGGCTTCGATGAATGGTAATTCTTCCTTTCGCACGTCTATAACGCTGGCTACTTCCTCGTTGGTTTCGCCTTCTGCAAGGCCGAGCAAATAGCGTAGCTCCCTGTTGTCGAGCCTCTGGCCAGGTTCTGCGACGACTTCTTGACCGATAATCCGTTGAGTGGTCATAGGTGTTGTTAGTCCTTTAGCAATGGGTGTGATTGTTGGATCACGGTAGGCCTGTTAAGCGATACCGGCACTTCTTGTGCTGGCAATTGGCTTGCTAAGGAAGGCCGCAAACCCGATATTATGGCCAGGACGTTTTCGGCGCCTTCCGACAGCTGGGAATACAAAAGTTGTACTTCTATGAGTTCGGAATAGCTGGCTTTCCCCTGTTCAAGCAAATGGGTTAAGACTTTCCCCAGGACGCCCGTCAGCGACAGCTGGTATTCCAGCCGTCCAGTTAATCCCCTTTGGCTTTCATCATCAAAAATGGCAATGGCACGAGCGGCTAAGTCTGCGGCATCAACTGTAGTATTCTTCATTTGTAAGTAGACTTGATTAATATTTGTGTGTTTTTATAATAATAGTTAAGTAGGTGGACGAAAAAAAGCCCCTCCATGGGGCGTTTGTTTATCGGTATCGGGTGATGTTGGTAACGCGCCCGATGATGCAAAGTGTCTCTAGCTTGTCTGCCTCGATCCGGGTCGGATGTTGCGCGTCCGCGTCCTCGGCAGTGACCGTAAAACTACCGTCAAGCTCTCGCCGAATCCAGCGGAACCAAACTTTATTTCTGACCAGCATTGCGAAAAGGTCGCGACCTTCTGGCGTTCTCTGTTCGCGATCAATCAGCGCTAAATCATCCTCGCAAAGAACCGGCGCCATGCTTTCGTCGCCGACTTTCAAAAGGATTAGGCGCTCTGGTTTCAGGCCGCGCGCCTCTAACTCTTCAATGTTGAACTGTAACGACCGTTCCGTGGGAAGGCTGACCATCTCGCCCGTAGGGAGGGAGATGTGCGCGTCTTCCAGGCTGGTAAACAGGCGTGTATCGGCGTTCGGATCGCGCATGTCTGCGGTAAAGCCGCAAACCCAGCTAGGGCTGACCTTCAGTGCGTGGGCAATTTCTATCAGCTGCTCGATTTTTGGCAGGCTCCGGCCGCTCTCCCAATGGCTGTACCGCGCCGGAATTGGTTTCGAGGGCATGCGGTCGCTGACTTCGGAGGCGGACAGGTTCAACTCATTGCGGCGACCTCTAAGGCGTTTAGCAATCTCTTGGCGAATGGCCATAGTGTTTAGGGTCCTTCTTGGATCCGTTGTTTGCGAGGTAGGTAAAAATATACCGTGTAAGTAATACACAATCAGTTAATTTTGCAATATCTCTCTTGTCAGTAAGTGAAATAGTCGCTATTTTTTTCACAAATTGTTAACAAATATAGTATTTGTGAAGACATGTACAAAAAATACTACCTTTTTGTATGACCAATTGTCGGAAAATGAAACCGTTCGCCGGATAACCCAGCGCCTCGGTTCGGTCGGTTTCGCGCGTCTGGTCAAGATCATTGAGGAATGCACGGATACCGGCATGGTTTCGCTGAGCTGGTCCGATTGGCTGGGCCTGCTGGAATGCAACCGCGACCAGTTCGACGAGCTGCTGGCCGTCCTGGACAAGTTCGGCGCTTTTCGAGCCAGCCAGGCCGAAGGTGTATCAGTGCCGCTGATGTTGACCATGGGCCAGCCACTGCAATTCCTCCTTGCAAAGCCGGATCCCGCGACAGAGGTTCATACGCGGCCCGATCAGTGGGAAACCTGGATCAAAACCGAGCTGTGCAGCCCTGCATGGCTTGTCAAAGACGAAGCAACACAAGCGCTGTTCCGTCACTGGTGTGCAAGTAATGTATCCCTTGCGGAAGTCTCCAGCGCTATGGAGCTGGCCGCCCTGGCCAACGACCTATCGCCGGTCGGCATTCACGAACAAATCAAAACCGCCCGGGCTTCCCGCCTGGTGCAAGCCCGCTCCCTCGCCTAATCAGGCGCGGTTCCCTATTGCCCGCCCAGGGCAACCTGTAGAGATATTGCAATGATTCTTATCGGTCGGTTTGGTGGCTCGCCTGAGTCCCGCGAAGAAATTACCCGTACCGGCGCCGACGTTGGGGCTTATGGCATGTCCCCGACCGTGGGCCTGAGCGGTCCTGACCGTGCTGAAAAAAGCTCGCTGTAGTGCTGCAAGGCCTGGGCGCCCAGGTTAAGGGAGCGACGCTGATAATTACCCATGTTCTGAGCCGCGAGGAAGCCGACGCCATCCGCGCGCGTGGCGGCCGCTTGCTGTACGTCATGGGCGAGCCGTCCGACGTGATCCTGATCCAGCAACCCGCGTATCCCACAACTTACCGCTGACCGCTCAAGTTAACGCCCTTCTGAAACGCTATCGCCAGGCCCAACGCGACCGGGAATATGACGGCGTCTATCTGTTCCCGGGCAAGCGTACCAAGCGGCTATTACTGAGCGGCAGGCATCCGAGCAATTCGCACGCCTGGGCGGTGGTGATTGGACCAGTCACGACCTGCGCAAAGTGGCCGCGTCGACCTGGTTAGACCTGGGCGTCGACACCCTGATTATTGATCTGCTGTTGAACCACAAGGTCAAGGGGGTGAACCAGGCGTATATCCATACCCACGCCGAGGAACGCAAGCGCGACGCTATGGAGCGCTGGCATTCCTGGCTTGATGACCGGGGATTTGCCTTGCTCCACGGGTAGACAGTTGGGAGACGGCGCGAAAGTCAGGTAAGGCGCAACGCCACGGAAGACGAGGCTTTGCGGACCTTTTTCGCTTCCATAGCTTAGGAGGAAGTTATATTAACAAATATTATATTAATATACTTTCGGTACGTATTAATGTTAACAGTTGTGTTCCGCCTCGACTCAAAGGGGAACGTATGAAACGCAAACCTAGGCCCGCGTCATTGCGCACCGGTCAAACCTTGTTCTACCTGGTCCCGCCGCTGATCAGCCCGACCGGGCTTTGGTTTGTGGCCTGTATCACCGTCGGGTCCGATAAGCAGACCAGCGCCTATCCGAGTAACAGCGTGCCGCGTGCGTTCGCCGCCCAGGTCGTTGGCAGGCATCCAGGTCACCACTTCTACAGCCGCCGCCAGGCGTTGACCGCTGCCCGGGTAAAGAACGAAACAAACGCGCGCAAAAGCCGCGCGATGTTCGCTTTGTTTGAGTCCAGTGGCGTCCTGCAGGATGTTTTGACCGCAATAGGCAGCGCGCTGGCCGAGGTCATTAAAGATCGCTCCGATGCGAATACAGCCGACCAGGAAGGCGCTGTAGAGGTCGCGCAATGAGCTGGGGCCTGTTGGTGTTCGCCGGCTGTTCTCTGGCCTTTCTGGTGGGCTGTAGCGATCCCAAGGGCGCCGAGCGCGTTCTTGCGGCGAATGGGTATGCCCTGGGTTCCAGCGGTCGAGGCAATGACACACACCGTCACGAATCACCACGGTTGTGCAGTCCGCGCCGGCTGCGCCGTCCCGTCCGACCTTCAAAAGCACCTTTTCTATGACGCGCTCGGGCCGACGCTGACGGCGCCTTCGGCGCGCCGCTGGGATGGAATGAGCATAGACCGGAGGGTCATAGGCACCCCCCCCTATGTTGGGTCCCTCCTGGGCCTTTGAGCAGCGTGGGCATTGCGCGCCGCGCTGCGCTCCCAGCTAAAGGTTTTGAAAATTGGGTAACAGTTAAATCATGGCCCAAATCAAACAATCTGAGTTCGCCCGTTTACTCGGTGTTTCACGCAAGACCGTCACCAGCTGGAAAGCCAAGAGTTATTTGGTTTTCGTCGGTGAATTGGTCGACGTGGAAGCCTCAAAAAAACTGCTGAAAAAATACCGCGTTGGGGGCCTGCCGGCTGTTACCCAAGCCGAGGTAATCGAAAGCCCGGGTAACAGAAAAAGTCTGTACCAGGTAACAAAACGGGTAACAAAACGCCCGGTGTTCGTACCCCCTGAAACAAGCCCCCGCCGGAGCCGGGAAGCCTGGAATTTGAAGCCCAGGAATTTGTCACCAGCGGCGCCGCCAATCGCGGCCTGAACGAAGCCAAGCGCGTAAAGGAAAACTACCTGGCGAAGCTGCGCCAGTTGGAATACGAGGAAAAATCAGGGGCGATTGTCGATATCGCCCTGGTGGAAAAAGCCCTGTTTGAAGGGGCACGCGCCCAGCGGGATGCCTGGCTTAACTGGCCTGCAAAGGTCGGCCCTCTTATCGCCGCGACACTCAACGTCGAGGCCGATCAAGTCGTAGAGATCCTAAACGAGCATGTCCATAAGCACATTAGCCAGCTCGGCGAGCCGGAAATTTCGCTCGGCTAGCGGATCCGACGGCGCAACTGGCTGCGCAGAAGCTGGCAGCGCGCCAGGTGCGTGACCAGGCAATCACGGATAGCCAGTGGTTGGTAGACCGGCACAGCGACCAGGTCGACGCGGGGGTGGCCACCACACTGACGGCCGCCCAGTTCACTGAATTGCTGGTCTACCGCCAGGCGTTGCGCGACTGGCCGACAGCCGCTTACTTCCCTTCCCTGCCTGACCTGCCGGCGGCGCCGGCCTGGCTTGCCGCTGCTGAGGCTGCCGACGACGCCGTCACCGCGCCGTGACCCGTCACGACCCGCGCACCAGATCAACCCCCTATCACCCCATCTAAATAGAGTATTCCCCATGCTTTTATCTTTGCCGCGCGCGGTTGCGCAGTGGTTGTTTCTGGCTGTCTGTAATTTGGTGCTGTTCGTCCTGGGCCTGGTGGTGGTTGCCGTGGCCCTGCCTTTCCGCGTACCTGGTGTGTCAGTCAGCGACGGTCGGCCGATCGTTAATTTGCCCCGCTGGGCCTGGTTGTTTGGTAACGACTACGACGGCGTGCATGGGGATAAGCGCGGATGGTGGGCAGCAAATACGCCGTTTGGCTGGGCTGCTGACTCCTTTGGCGCTATGTACACCTGGACCGCACTGCGTAACCCAGTGAACAACATGCTAAAGGACAGCCCAGGCATGGGCGACTGGCAATTCGTGGTGGCCAAGCATGGCTTACGCCGCTGGTACGGCTATTACTGGGTCCACCAGTGGAGTGATACGCGGGCTTTCGTCGTGCGGATGGGCTACAAGATCACCAAGGCTGACCAGGGCGGGACCGAGCTTATCGGGATGACGACCAAGATTGATCTGTTCAAGTCCATATAGGCGCGTCGGGAGGCGTCTAGCTCAACAGGCGCCGCTGGCTGGAAATCAATTTATTGCCCGACTTAGGCCATAGGGGTTAGGATTCGGGGAATAACTCTCTCAAAAGGCTGGTGAAAATCGGCGTAGCGCGTACAAAAAAAGATCCCGCTACGCGCTGGGATCAGCGTGCCAGGCTGGCCATTTGAGGAAAAATGATTTAAAAAAATTAAACTTTTAGCTGCTTAATTGTTAAATGAGCGCTAAGATTGACGCCACAAAGACGCCGGTTTTAAGGGCGAAAGTGGCCGAAAGGCTATAAAAAACAGGAATTTAGCTTCGCAGAAAAGAAAAAACCCCAGGGCCGGCAAGCCTTGAGGTTTTTGGGGCCACCACACAAAAACTCGTGTTGTAACCGGAAGAAGGTTTGAGTTTATGCGTGTAGGCCCACTGATGCAAGCGCAGACAGTTGGGGACACGGATGGAAGGCTCGATAGAGCTTGGCCGGCACATATCTGCATTATCTGCATTTATGTGGGGCCGAACTGAATACAAGTACCCGGGGTTATTCCTGGGCACCGGCAATCGCTGCGGGCACGACCCCCAGTCACTGGCTGTTGATCGGCTGGATCTGCACGCCCCGAACGGTGGCAAGTGGCCGAAACTGATCCAGGTCGGTATCAACCGCATTCAGGCGTATTTCAACGACGCCGAATCGCTGCCGCCCCTGGCCCACCTTTCCAAGAAGCGGAATAAAGACGGCGCCATGCGCCAGAATCGCAGCGAAGCGCGCGAAGGGCATTCCCTGGTGCTGTCTGTGATCTTTACCTACCTAGACCTTAAGTCTCTGCGTGTGGGCTACTACACCAATACAGGCGCGTTCGTCAGTATCTCGTTCCTGGAAATAGCCCGGCGTTGCTCGATGACGTGCGAAATCAAGGACCGCGAAAACGAGGGCCAGGTTAAAGAGGTCCCAACCTCCCGTTTTTGGCGGACGGTACGCGATCTTAAGAAAGCCGGCGTTATCAATGTTTTCGAGCAGTACGAAGAAAAGGACGCCGGTAAGCGCGCCCTGACAGCGATCAAGACATTCAGCGAGAAGTTTCTACGGCTTATCGCTGGCTGGACCGCTAAGCGTATCGAGAAGGCCCGTCAACGGGCGTCTGGCCGAGTGGGTACGTTCCTGATGGGCGCCATCGACGCGGGTGTCGAAAACGTCAATCAGCGCAAACACCTGGTCAAAGACATTCAGTCGGCCAACGTAAACAGCGAGCTGTTCGGCAAGCCTACCGTGAAGAACCGTCAGCCCGCGATTGCGGGCGCTCGCCAGTCCGTAGAGGCCGCGCTTAAGCAGCAATATGCCGAGCTTGAAGCCAAGGTACTGGCCAGCATTACGGCTGCTCTGGGCCGTCCTCCGCGCGGCCTGGAGCAGCTGAAAATGCAGGCACAATACGGCTGGGTCAAATACGACGACTTTGTACGTCGACGACTCTACGGCGGCAGCTAACCCGCCAATCCCCTCCCCGCTTTCTGCACCATCCCCCTGACCGCCAGGGCGCTCCGCTATGGGCGCTATCAGGCGGTTTGCGCGTCTATCCCTGCCTTTCACCCGACACCAGTGCCAAGACAGCTCAAATCAGCCCAGGCACATGCCAAACACCCCCACAACCCCGAGAAACAGCCCCCAAAAGCTGGCGCAGACGCCGGGCGTGAAAAATTAACTAACACTTCCCAAATATTAAGTCCCTCAAGAGTCGCGTTAAGTGGGTGTTGGTCTTTCTCTCTATACAACTAGAAAAGCCTGGCCAGCCTTCGGCCGTCCTAGTAATGCCTCGGCTACGCCGAGAACGGTTTAGAACCGCCTGGGCAAGCCCAGGCAACAATGCCGCCCGCATTTCGCGCCAAGGCGCGGCGGGACCGTGTCCAGTGGTGGCCAACACAATGCATTCCAACAGACCGACGCCAACAGCTCGCCGTGCGTTGGCCATGTCGCCACGTACCGTCAGTGAGCCGCCTTCCAGTTACTGCGGCCCAGCGCTGGCCAACACCGCGCATAACCAAACTATCTGGCCAGCGCCGTGCCTTCGCGCCTTCAGGCGGCCGCCTTCGGCCGGTTGGTCGCGCAAGCGCTCCGGTGAACAGTGAGGGGGGTGGGCCGAGCGCATTTGTCAGCCTGGCAGCTCCCCAGGCGTTGCCCTTCGCACCTGGCCAGCATAGAGGCGTTAGCGTCTGGCATGTGCGTCCACCTGGCCAACATGAAACAAGCCGGGGCCGGCTTGTTTGAGCTTGCTATTGAAGCAAAAGCGGTTATTGTAGGTTTGTAGGAATGTAGTTATCTGCAGGCCTGAGTAGACCGGCCAGACTGGCGGCTCCGATGGAGCAACGTCACATGATCGACCCAAACGATAAAAAAACCCTGGACCTGGTCGAAGTGGCAAGCGGCCGCCCTGCCCTGCGCCTGGTTGAAGTCATACCGGCGCTGCCATCGGTTGAGCCGGCGCCGGCCGAGGAAAGCGACGCCCGTTGAGTGCTGATACTCGCCAACGACGAAAGCGCGCGAACTGTAAAAAATTGTCCGTGGAGCAGGGGCTAAAAGCGGTGTGGCTTACCAAGGTCGACCGCCAGTTGCTTGAAATCACTCTGAACCTGTTCCACTCGCTCAAGCTGGCCCTGGTCTGGTCTGAAAGCCTGGCCGGGATCCTGAAAAAGCTGTCCCCTGGTGCGACCTGGTCTGAACGGCCGGACTACGTCGACCAGGTGGCTAGCCTGGCCGAAGTTGAGCGGCTACGCCGCCAGGTCGCAGCCCTGGAAAGGGACAATAGCAAAGTACACGCCGAGCGCGGCAAGGCCATGGACGCGGTTCAGGTGCTGCAAGCGCGGCTTGCCCGGTGAGCGAGTACCGCCGGCAGCCAGGCGAGTGATTGGCCTGGTAAAGCCGCGTGGCGGATAAAATATTTATCTTTAAATGTAGAAATGTAGATACATACGTTATAGGATGGTCCCACCAGCACACAACGGAGCATGACCCGATGAAAGCAAAAATTACCAACCAGACCACCGCCGCCACCAGCCAACTGGGCTTTGGCTATTACGACAGTTTTGGCCGTGAAATCGGCATGATGACGTGTGTGTGGGAGGTCGACGTGTACTTGGCCCGCCGTTGGGCTGACAGCCTCAAGGCCGCGAAAAAGAAGGCTGCCGCCTGATTCACCGACTTTTTATCTGTCTGCAAATGTAGAAATATAGGTGTAGACAGCCCAAGCGAGACCTACCAGGCACACCCTGGAGCCAACCCCATGACCGTATCGAATCAAATCATTCAAGACTTTCGCACCAATCTGAAAGCCGGCAATGGCCCCCAGGTGTCTGCCCTGCGCGCAATCCAAATCAATGGCCGGGGTCAGTCGGTTAACTTCGCGCAGATTCTGGAGGTGATCGAGGCCGGGGAAGCCTACGCCGAGGCCAGCGCCCGGTCGCTGGACGAGCTGACGTTTTTGGAAGAGCTGGAGCAGGTCGGCAGTATCCGCCGAGGCCAATGCGTGCTGGTTGCCCGGGATGGCTTCTACGTCATGTCGGCTGACTTTGGCCAAACACACCGCGTGGCCACCAACGTGACCGATGAAAGCCTCCTGATTGCGCACTGGTCGGGTTTTGTCGAGAATCAGCGTAAAGGGTAGGGGCTTTGCGGAAAGCCCCGGGCAACAGGCAATGGCTGGATAAAATATATTTATAGAAATGTAGAAATGTATTATTGGCCGTACCCAAAGGGTACATAATGCAGCCCATGGGAAGCGCTGCCGGCGCGACCCGAAGCCCGAAAGGATGACCAGCCATGAATCAAGCCCAGCCCCAAGGCATGCAACTGGAACAGCTTCACAGCGATGTTGCTGCCTTTAATGAAGAAATGCGCCAGGCTCAACAAGCCCCCGCCTATTCGCGCTATCGCACTGGCCTGGTGCCGTTTGGCCTGGGCGCCGTTGCCGCCCTGGCAGCGTTCGCCGTGACCGCCCTCCTGCTGAAAATCTGATCCCTAACCACGGCCCCGCGTATTGCTCGGGGCCTTTGGCTGTCGATATGAAACGAATTAAAAGCTATGCCCCGCCATCGGTGGAGGATCTGTTGCGCCTAAAATATGACCTGGGCTTTACCAGTCCGCAAATGGCTGACCTGTCTGGACTTGCCCAGGGCGGGCAATGGCGCAAGTACACGGGCGGCGAAAAACCCCGCTCTATGGGGATGCAAATGCACTTCTATATGGCTGCGTTGTTGACCCTGAGTGACGACGAGCTGTCGCGCGTGATCAGCAAAATGGGCGAGCAGGGCGCCGCCGTTGAGCTTGGGCCGCTTCCGGCCGGGCCATCTGTAGTAAAGTAGAAACCTATAATTATACTTATGTAGGTATTTTCCTTTTCAATGGTGCCCACGCCATGAGCGAGAAGCCCCCAGCCGCGCCCAGGATTCCCAACGGGGTGTGCCATTACTGTGGCGCGCCTGCTGTGCCCTTCGGTTGTTTCTGCCCAGCCTGCTACGGGGCGATTTTTCACCCCGAAGGGCTGCCCATGGTGCCTGGCGATCCTAATGACCCTTACCGCGCGTTCAATGCCGAAGCTGACGCGGGCATGGCTGATCGCAACATACCTGCAACTACGGCTATGGCACATGCCATCGACTGGGAGGCTTATTACCGGTCTAGAAGGGGTGTGGAATATGCAACGACCTGGACGACCTTTGACCCTGTGACGGATGCCAGGGTGCGGGCTGTTGCTCGCCCTGGTGAGAGTTGGGCCACGGCCCTGGAGCGTGCGCGGGATCTGTATCAGTGGCCACGGGATTTGTGGCCGCGCCAGATGTTGCCATGCCCGCACTGCCAGGCGGATTACCCGGGGCGGCCGACGTTGTGGGGCTGGATCGAGGTCGGTCCTACGTCCCCCAGCATCCCCGATATGTGCGGGATGTGTGAGGCCGATCCCCGCCATTGGTGCGACTTCGACGCCGAAGACAGCAGCAACTATAAGACAACTTAGAAAGTTGGCAAACTTCGAAAGTTAGTTATACTTTCGAGCATTATAATATTTATTGCAAATAGTTTTGGTTGGCTATTGCGTTCATCTTTTTAAATGCTATTGTATGTAAGTCGGGAGAAAACATTGAACCTTATAAAGATGCTTTTATAGTGGTGTTTTACCCGCGAAAATAATTAATAAAAAGAGGAATTTTATGAAGAAACCGAAAAAGTTGTATAAAATAATAAGAGTTGTTGCATGGGTTGTTTTGATGGTGTTGCAAGGTGGGGATGTGCCCATGGGTGATGGCCCGAAAGGCATGCAATACGGGCCTGTAAGGCCGGTTGAAAGGCTGATTTGTCAACCGGAGGTGATACCTCAGTAGCAGTAAAGCCGTGTAAGTAAGCATAAAGAAAGTGACCATGATGGTCCTTTTTTTTTGCCTGCCAGAAAGTGAAATATCCAAGTTGGCCAGACGGCACAATATTATAATATGTGTAGGGCTGTCGGGATAAACCCAACCTTACCAGGTGCAAGAGGTCTACCAGGTATACCCAACTTATTGCAGTCTGCCCAATGAACCCAACTACGCAACCCCCTACCACTGGCACAGTGGCAATTGATCTATGATGATCGGGCTGCGTTGCTGAAAGATCCCGAAGCCCAACAGCGGACGCTGATCGAGCTGGCCAACACGTTGCGTTCCCAAGGCGTGATTGATGACAGCGAGCTGGCCGAGCTGGCCGAGCTGCTGGAGCAAGCCGACGCGGCGTATGCGTGGGGAGTCGAGGAAGGCGAGCAAACGTGACCCGTCACGCCGATGTGTAAACAATCGGCACACATAGAAAGGAGCCTCCGCCATGAGTACACCCGCTGCCCCGTACATATTGAGCCACCCTGTAACTATCACCTTCGACGGCGAAGCCCTGGACGCTCTGAACCGCTACCGGCAGGTCTGTCATGCGGCGCGCCTGACGGTCGCCGGCAGTGAGGACAAGCGCGAGGCCGCGCGCCTGCGTGCTGCTTCGGATCTGGCGGGATGGGTAGCCGCCATGGCAACTGTGGCCCACGGCTCGGTGCGCTAATGATGCCGGTCCAACTGGAAAGTAACCCCGGGCGTGCCTGAGCAAACCCCGTAACAAGTGGCGGCTTATGCCGAGGTCAGCGACGCCCTGGACCTGGAAGGCTACGGCGATCTTCAGATCAAGCGTTTGTAGATGGCGTGGTTCGACGCGCTTTTGCGCAAGTAAACCAAACCAAAGGCGTCCGGCGTGCGCTTGATTTCCTTGCCCAGACTCAGGCGTTCCGAGCGGGTCAGCTTTTCCCAATCGGCACGCCCGATAACCTGGGGAATTTCGAACTCCATGCCTTCGGGCATCGTCAGCGCATTACTTGTCAGCAGCTTCGCAGCGCGAATGGTCGGACTGTCGATGGTTGCGAGGTGCGCTTCCAGCACGTCCAAAATTGCGATTTCGGCGTTGGCTTGAGTCTTCGCCCAGTCAGCCAGAGACGGGGAGAGGGTCAGGGATACGTTCATGGTAGCGACTCCAGGATGAGGGTGATGGTGCACGACAATTCTACTCACAAAAATAATTAATATTCAATTGTTGAATTGATATTATTTTTGTTAGTAGAAGTAATGATGTAGTTATCGTTAAATTCCCGGCGAAAAAGCCCACCAACCGGTGGGCTTTTTTGTGGGCAAAAATCAACGCGGCGAGCACTCAGCCGCCAGAGCCAGCATCCGGCTACGGGAACACATTATTTGGTTCTTTAAAAAATCACAATTTACTCAAAAATTGAATCATGATAAGATTCAAAAATAAAGCCACTGGAGATTCAAAATGTCCAACATCATATCGCTGATCGAAAGCTCTAGAAAAATCAAAAAAGAGTCAGTTGCTTCAACCGTCAGAATGCCCGAGTCGCTGCATACCTTCATCGAAACGCTTGCCAACGATCTAGAGCTTTCAAAGCAAGAGATCATGCTCAAATTGCTTGAACAGGGTGCCGAGGCTGCACAAGAAGCGTTAGCTGAGGTGGAAAAGGCTGAGTTAGTTCAGTTAGCTGTGGCAGAAGAAACCGAGCCGCAAATAACTGCGGGCTTCCATATCTTGAATACCAACAAAGCTCACAGCGATGAAGATCCTGAGTGGATGCTCGCCAAAGGCATCGCTGCGGCTTTTTATGATCCATGGAAGTGGAACATCAACCGGATCAAAGCCAATGATGTGGTGTTCCTGTACGAAAACGGTAAAGGCATCGTGGCCTATGGTCGAGGCACCGGCGAGGTCAAGACGTGTGATCGCGATGGCGATAAAGATGAATGCCACTACCAAGAGCTGGAAGAATTCAAGATTCTTGAAAAGCCACTCTCGGCCGCAGCTATCAAGAAAATATTGGATCGGAACGTGGTGTTTTTGAAGACCATGTCCGGTATGCCTGATGGTCAAAAAGTGCTGGATCTTATCGAAGGGTGATACCGAGAATTCGAGTGTATTTGGCTCTGCAAATCAGTACCAATAACAGTGTTTCCGTTAAAGCCCCACAAAAAAAAGCCCGCAAAGCGGGCTTTTTTTTGTGGGAAATGCTTAGTCTTTTAGCCATTTGTACAGGCCATATGCAATGGCGCCTACTGCAATCGGTGCTGCCGCAGTTACAGCTAATCCGGCTACCATGCCCCCACCGACAACACTTCCAACTGCTGCCAGTCCAGAGGTTACACCGGTCACCCCAAGGCCTGAGACGCCGAGCGCTGATACGGCACCCAAAGCACCCCCTGCACCTGTAACAGCCCCTGCGCCAGTTACAGCAACGGCTTTCACGTCATCATCAACCATTTAAAACTCCAAATTTTGAGGGTAATCTTCCGGTGAATACACCTTGTTTTGGCATATTGCCACTACTGAGTAATGAATAGCACTAAACCCGGAAATAATTTGCGCCCCTGAGCCCCTGAACGGTATTCGGGCGACTGCGAATAACGGCGTTTTCGTTAAATCGAGCTCACAAAAAAGCCCGCCAATCGGCGGGCT